CGATACGTTACTTGAATTTTACAACAGAAGCCCAAAACATGGGGCTATTGTAAGGCAGAAAGCCCGTTTTGTGGCAGGTGAAGAAACCTTGGTGGATGGCAACCCCAGCGCAGTTAAGGTAATTGATTACGTTAACCCTTATGAGGGTATTCAGGAGTTCAAAAATAAACTGGCTCTGGACTATGAATTGTTCAACGGATTTGCGTATGAGGTGCATTATAACAAAGTGGGGCAGATTTCTGCTTTATATCACGTAGATTTCAGCAACGTGCGCACACTTGACCATGATGTGTATATGTATGCAGAAGATTGGAAAAAGGCGAAGCATGAGGACATGAAACACTATGCTCCGTTTAATCCAAACAAGGCGCATCCGATGGAAGTGCAGCTCTTTTATTTCCGGGAATACGCACCTTCGTTGGGTGTTTATCCATTGCCTCCTTATCAGCATTGCTTACAATACATTGAAATCGATGTTGAGATAGCCAACTTCCACAATAACAACATCCGCAACGGGTTTGCCAACGGAACGCTGGTTCAGTTGTTCAAAGGACAACCTACCGAGGAAATTGCCTTTAACTTTGAGAGGAAGTTCAAACAGAAAACCACAGGAACGGACAATGCAGGTGGTGTGCTTATTCAGTTTAATGAGATGAATGAAAAGTCGGCAGAGATTGCACACCTGCAACCTTCCGACATGGACAAACAATTCCTGCAACTTAACGAAACGGTGCAGGATGAAATATTCATCGGCCACAACTTTCCGAAAATCCTGCTGGGTTATGCAACCGAGGGCGCACTTGGTCAGCGTAATGAAATGATTGAGGCATACGAGTTGTTTCATAAGTCATACGTTAACAAACGTCAAGTAAAACTTGACACTTGCCTTGAAAATACCCTTGAATACGTTTACCCCGGTATTGAATTAAGCACCAAAGACAGCGACTTTTTGGGTGTTGATTACGTGGCATTGTATCAATTTGGCATTGTAAGCCGTGAGGAAGCACGTGAAGCACTCGGATTGCAAAACACAACCATTCAGGCGCAAAAGTTTGACGGTCACACTTGCGAATTTCACAAATGGAGTGACAATGACTTGTCAGTTTTTGCCAAATTTGGGGCTGATGAAAGCGAATTTGAGGAAGTGAAACTCACATTTGAACTGACCACCAAAGAAAAGCGTGTGTTGGCAGTTGTTAATTCCGATGAAAAAGCCACGTTGAAAGACATTTCCACCGCCACCAAAATAGGTGAAGAAGAAGTCATCAAGATTTTGAAAACTTTGCAGGACAGCGGTAAGATAAATTGGACAAACAATGCAATCAAAATCACCGACATTGGCCGGGGTGAGATTGCTGATACCGAACTGCCCAAACTTGAACTGCGATATAAGTACGATTTAGACCCTGATGCGTTGCCATTGCAGCCCGGTGGTGAGAGTCGTGAGTTTTGTGTGCAAATGCTTAAAATGGAAAAGCTATACACCCGTGATGAAATCGACCAAATGTCTGCAATTTTAGGTTATAGCGTATGGCTGCGTAGGGGTGGATGGTACACCGTGCCAAATACTGACCCACCGTTACACATTCCGCATTGTCGTCACGAATGGAAACAAAGAATTGTAAGGAGAAGAAACAATGGCTAATTTCGCATATTTCGTAAGTGAGCAGGATGTAAAGAAGAACACCCCTATCGATGAGAATGTCGATAGCAAGTTGCTTCAAACTGCCATGCGTACCGCACAGGATGTCTATATCCGTGATATTTTGGGCAGCACCTTGTATGACAAGATTTGTGATGACATCAACGGTGCCGGGCTTGGTGGTAATTACCTGACATTGGTCAATAAATACGTTGCACCTTGCCTGTACCATTACGTGATTTTGGACTCAATGCTGCCATTGACCTACAAAATGATGAATAAGTCAGCGGCAAGTCGTGGCGCAGAAAATGCAAATGCGGTGGATGTTGACCAGCTTCGCATGATTGAGCAGCGTTATCAAAACAAGGCGGAATACTACGCTGAAAGATTGCGTTTGTACCTTGCTGAAAATGATACACTTTTCCCCGAATACCAAAACCCTGCGAGTGGACTTGACGTGATCAATCCACAAAACCAGTACTTATTTGGTGGCTTTTATTTGGGCGAAGATGATGACTATAAATTTTTACGTGGTTTCTTTTCATGAATAAAGTCAGGACAAAAAACGAAAACAAACTGAAACTCTATCTCAATGGTAACAATCAACCAACTACTGGAAGCACTCGAAACTGCCGGGAACAACCACAAGCAGATAAAAGCAACCATCGTAAACATTGAACCCAATATCAATACAAGCGGTGAGCAGCTTTATCCGTTAATGCGGATTTTTCCTGATGGCAGTCAGGTGACCGTTGACAAGGTGATTTATCGCTTTGCGGTTGCCATTGCTGACAGGCACAGAGAAGATTTTACCGATGCAGTAGAAAGGATTTCAGATATGCACACGGTTATGTTGGACATTTACTCCATGCTGCGTTATGTGTACCGAAACAACACAGCCGGAACATGGGTAATCAATGACAGCATCACCCCTTTTTATGACGCACAAACGGACATCGTTAGCGGAGTTGCAGCCGTTATCGAATATCATTGCCCAAATTTGAGAGATTACTGCGACACACCAAATAACAATTTAACATTCCCAACAATAGAATAAAATGAGTACTTCAACACAATTCATGGCTGGCATGACTGGCTGCAAGGTATTATCAGGAACAGGCGCAAACACCGGCCGTTGGCAGGGTTTTGTAGTAAACGCAGATGCGGTTGTTTCCGCTGCCCTTGACAAAGCAGGTAGCAGCGTAATGACAACCCTTGGACTGACAGGTGTAACCCTGAAACAAGGCACGTTCATTTCGTTGCCCGATGGTGACTATTTCAGCAGCATCACGCTCACAAGTGGCAGCATCGTAGCGTATAACGTATGATAAGGCGAGGTATTGGTGTTCAAAGCTATGTTGCGGCAGGCGGTGGCGGCACCGATGCCGATGCACAAGCATTCATCACGGCTGCTGCAATAACTGATGTAACACAGCAGAGTGCAATCAATACTTTGGTGGTTGACCTGAAAGCGTATGGCGTTTGGACAAAAATGAGAGCTATTTATCCTTTTGTTGGTGGAACCGCTACAACTCACAAATGGAACTTGAAAGACCCAAGAGATTTGGATGCTGCGTTTAGATTGGTGTTTTCAGGCGGGTGGACACATGGTTCAACAGGTGCAACTCCAAATGGAACTAATGGTTATGCAAATACTTATTTTGCTGCTAATACATTAAGTTCATCATCTGCACATTTATCTTTTTATTCACGTTTAAATACCGTTGCAGGTACAAAATGTGAAATGGGTGTTGCTCAATTAGTATTGCCAAATCCTGAGGCATCATTGTTAATTAAAGAAACAGGAAATTTATCAACACCTATTTTAGGTAATAATTTATATCCAAATGTTTCAAACACAAATTCTACCGGTTTTTATATTGCCAGAAGAAATGACGCAAGCAATGTAATACTTGATAAAAATGGAACTAAAGTATTAACAGGCGCACAAAATACAGGATTGCCGCCTTTTCCAGTTTATATTGGCGCACAAAATAGAAACAATACAACTGTATCAAGATATAGTGATAGACAATGCGCCTTCGCTTCCATTGGTGACGGCCTAACCGACACCGAAGCCGCTAATTTCTACACCGCAGTACAAGCCTACCAAACAACCCTTTCACGCAATGTATAAACTATCCGAAATATCCCCCGAAAATTACAGCCAATATGTAGGGCTGTTGACTGAAACTGACAAAGATTTACTCATTGGACAATGGTACATGGATGACAGCTACTTCAACCCCATTCAAGACAATGACGATAGGTGGGTGATTTCAGTTGAAGAAATCAGTCAATGCGTTAACCCTGATTTTTCTTGGGTGCAAAACTTGCCGCTTATTCCGTATGTTCCTAAACCTGCACCGCCCTTTCCCTGATGAAAAACGAAACTGAAACAATCGTAGGTAGTTGGCTTTTATGGTTGGCTGGGGCTGCTGCAAAGTTGCTGCCCATCGTTCAATTCCTGTCTTTCACAGCTGCCCTTGTTTTATCATGCATAGGCATTTACAAGTTTTTCAAACATGGCAAAAAGTAAAGAGGTAATCAAGTGGCAACCGAAAAGCAAACGGAAACTGGGCAGACACACGAAGTCAGCGAACAAACACAAGTCCGCAAAACCATACAGAGGACAAGGCAGATGAAGTTAAAAGGATATTTCAAACCAACCCCAAAGCGTTTCAGGGTTTTAGGTGACAGCATTGCGGCTGCATCTTTGTTCGTTGCCGGGCTTAACCTTGACCATCCCAAGTTGATGCTCATTTCAGGTGTGTGCGGTGCGGTGGGTAAATTCGTAACCAATTTCTTTGCGGAGGATGAAACGAAGTGATTGGCTTTTTGTGCTTTGTGGTGTACTTGGCATTGTGCTTGTCTTTGGGCATTGCCCGACACAAAAAAAACCACAGGCAGACACAGGACTAATTGACTCGCTGACAGCCGAAATTGACAGCATCAAAAATGAGTATGCTGCGCTGCTGATCAACCGCCCTGAAAAAGTTAAACGCATCCGTGAAATTAGGACAAAAATCAGGACAAAATATGTCCAAGACACGCTGACCATTACCCAGCTTCAAAAAGACACGGTTAAACTTGCCGCCCTGATTGACGAAAATCAACTTTGCTGGGAGATTATCTCCGATGACAGCGTGGTAATTTACAGTCAAGAGCAGGTCATAAAATTACAAGATAGTGCGATAACGCATTTAGAAGCCATTACAGCCACTCAAAATAAGCAGTTGGTACAATGTGCCACAGATAACAATAAAATGCGTAGGAAACGAAATGCGTGGCGAAATATCGCAATTTTATCATCATTATTATTCATAGCCAAATGAAAGCACTGCAAGAACTACTGAACAAAAACGGAGCAAACCTGAAACTTGATGGCGTTATCGGCCCGAAAACAACCGAAGCACTGGCCAACTACATAGCCAACGAATTGAAAAAACGCAAATGGTTACCCCAATATCACGGCATTGTATGGCTTCGCACCGATGACAAGCTGACAAACAAGTTCGATGACTTCTGTGTAGTGTATAAATACGGCCAAATTGTGTACGTTTGCCCTGCTTCTACCACCGCTGGTGACTTTTATGTGTACAATCCCCTCACCGTTGGTGGGATAAACGGCACGGCGGTAGCCACTGAACAGCAGGTTGTCGGTTCACACCGCTTTGTAACGGGTGCAAAATGGTCTAATTTGTGGCTTGGTGCGCCTTATTTTCAGCAGATTTTGCCCATTACAATCTATCGGGATGGCACAAAAGACAGGCAACTTGACCAAAAAGTGACGCAGTTCGGGTTGTTTGGCATCAACTTTCACCGTGCCGGGCTGGGTGACTGGGTAAATAAGTGGTCAGCAGGGTGTCAGGTTGTACCTGATAAGCATTGGTTTGAGATTGTGAAGCGATTTAATCAGGGGCAGACCATTGATTTCACACTATTTTGCACATTCGGATAAGCAAAATTTGCGAAAATTGCTCATTCCATTGAGCAAAATTACTCAATGCTTTGCGTAAAAACTATCGGTGGACATCCACCAAGTTAATCAAATGCTCTATTGAAAACTTGACAATGTAAGTCAACTCACCGCATACAATAATGGTCAGCGGCTTTTTTGATGTGCTTCGGTTGTCAGGCATCATGCAATCAATTTTGTACAAACATACGGGGAATGTCGGCTCTTGGTACAAATCAACTTCGGACGGTGCAATCCCCATTTCATAAAGGGCATCTTCCATTTCATCCCCTGCAATAACTTCCAAACATAAAGGAGTGTGAAACATCAGTACACCCTCCCTTCTATTATGCGGTAGTTTTCTACGTGGAAATTTCTATTGGGTAGAACAGTCACGATTGCACCCCCATGATTTTGTTTAATGTAGCCATAGGGGTTGTATTCGGGTGTAAGTGTGCAATGACACCCAGTGGAGAAGCAAACAATCTCATCACCTTTCAGGTTGTTTTCGTGGTGTGATGAAGTTTGGTGGTGGTGTCCGATAAGCAGCGAAGATTTTGCCCTCATAAATGCACCCCTTGCTGGGTTAACCGGGGCCATGATTGACTTTTGAAACTCGTGGCCGTGCAATATGTCAAGTTTCCCGGCCTTTATTCTTTCCCTGAACACCACTTTGATGTCGTACTTTTTCAGGTGCAGTTGTTCTTCCAAAGTTATGCCATCCAAATCTTCAATGGCACGGGCATTGGATAGCAAATAGTGGCGCATCCTTTCTTCGTGGTTACCAAACTTGTACCAAATGGGCAGGGTTGGAAACTCCTCACGTAGCAACTGGAAGAAGTTTCTTGTCATTATCAATTCTTCACGAATGCTTGGCCGTTTGGTTTCCTGCAAAAATCTGCTCACCATGTACATATCAATAATGTCACCGTTCAGCACAATGCCTGTGATACCTTTTTCCTTGCCGTATTCCAACGATGCTTGGATTGCAAGTGGATCATGTTCAGGGAAGTGGATGTCGGACATCACAAGGTATTTTCCTGATGGCAGCACCACATCTTTGCGGACTGGTAGCTTTGTGTAAAGCCCAAACTTTTTCAGGCCTTCTTCGATTGTTGATTTACCGGGCATATTTTCGCTGTGTTTTTTTGCGTATGAATTACTACCCATTGAACCTGTGGCTGCTCTTATTTGCTTTCTCACCGCATCCACGTTCGGCCATACACCGGGGTTTTGTTCGTAAATTAACTTGGCGAGTGTTTGTTTTGGCAACATCAGCTGCCCATCGAGTATATGCTGCTGCATTATGCTCTTGACGATTTCTATTTTAGTCATCTATCTATAAAAGTAGTTAGCCCCTGCGATTGCTAACATCCACCAAAAAGTCAATGAATGCAAGAACCACAGGGGCAATATACAAAAACAAACCAAGCGTCATCTAATTTGTTAGGGCTGTGCCGTTTAATTCATCCTGCCACACCCTGATTTTGAACCATTCATCTACGCTTGGAATGTCATCAGGCATTTGGCTGTAATCGTATGGCTGTGCTTCTGTGGCTTCATCCTCGCATGGTGGTTCCCATTGTTCTATTGACTTGGGGGTTTCACGTCTATTCAGCATGACCAATCTCCTTTAATGCAATGGTGTCACTTCCTGCGACATAGATAGCAGCCGTAATAATCTCTCCGCCATCGGTAACGGGCATCACTCCTTTTTCTTCGGACTTGTATGCCCATTTAGCAAGGTCTTCAATGGTGTTCATCTTCATTTTAGCAGATGCCCATTCATCCAAATGGTCAAACTTCCACCGCCCAGCACCGGAACGGCATTGGATTTCAAAGCCCATGTGCTGAAATGTCTTGCCATACATCTGTGCTTCGTTTATGGCTTGGGATTGTATCTGCTCTTTGGCGGCTTTGATTTGCTTTTCCAACCGGGTGAGGTGGCAGAACGCATCCAAAGCGGATGCGTTGCCTTCCTCTACATCAAATAATAAATTCACGATGTCCATCATGGCTTCAATATTATTACCTCTTTGAAGTTACCAAGGTTAACCCACTCAACAAGTTTAGTCAACTTGTCTTGGGCCCAATCAGGTATATACTTCTCATTGCATTCGATGAACACCTTGGGGTAATCGTACAGGCATCGGCCCAAACCAAACTGCACAGCAGCCCTTTTCATTGCATCCGATATCCCGCCCTTTTCAGGTTCGATATTTGTCTTGGATGCACCATCTTCCCGGTAGATTGTTTTCAAAACTGCTTCGTGGTCATCTGTATAGTGTACAGTCAGGCGGCAAATGAAGCCGTTGGTTATCTCCCGAAATTCCGATGTCCAATTTGTCGGCCCGAAGGCAGAGTCAAAGCGTTGCATTACACAGCGATTGTTGATGTACGGCACGACAATCATTTTGCCTGTGCTGGTGACTGATTGCACCCGCCATTCTATTTCGTTTGGCTGAATAGGTGCGGTTAAAATTTCATTCATTGTCCTTGGTTTTTTAAAGTGTTAGTTTAGTTTTTGCCTTGTTATTTTAAATTGTCGGTTTGAATTGTGCCGAAAATACGGATGAGTGTCGGCAGAATTTCAGCCGGGATGCTGACGCATTTGCGGCCATCTTGACCGGGTGCAAATTCCTGAATGAAATAAATGGTGTTGCTGTCATCTTCCCAGTCAATGTTGTAGGTGACATCATCGTGTTCAAATTTGGCAGAATAGCTGCCTGTGTGTGTGACTTTTATTTGTGTTTCCATGATGCAAATATAGTATAAGTTTTTATATTACAAAACTTTTTCTGCAATTTTTTTTATCAGGTCATCCGACATCGGTTCAGCATTAAATCCTTTCTTCCGATATTTTTTCAGGGTTTTTTCAAGTTCGTCATCAGGCACTGGCTCAAAGGATAGCATTTGGTCTTTCCAATACACCACCGTTTTATATCCCCGGTCTTCTGTTGTCATAGCAACGCAAAAGCCGTGTCAATTACTTGCTGTTCCTTTTTGCTTTTATAGGTGCTTTCTTTGTTCAGGGCCTTTATCACGGTGGCATAACTTGCCACACCTTTACAGGCATCAACAACCTGCATCTTCATGCCTTTACGGGCGTGTGCAATAAAGTGTTTGCGTTTATCCTCGTGTGTCATATCTTGTGTTTATATTCAGGGTTGGTCGTTTCTTTTTTGGTTGCGATTTTCAGCAGGATAAGGTAGCCGATAAGGTCATTCAAAGTGTCCTCATCAGGTGCTTCCATCCCGGTTGTTTTTATCCTGCTCAACTTGTCATCAATGCGGACAAGCAACTGCTCTGTGGTGGATGCCTTGCTGAAAACCCGAACCGGATCCAGTGCGGAGTTTCCATACTTGGCATTTTTTTCCACCAACATTGAGCAGATTTGGTCGCAGGTTTCAATGATTTTGTTCTGCATCAAAATGGTAGGTCATCGGTTGCACTTACTTTCGGCTCGGATGTTACATTTTTGTAACTTACATTTTTAGCACCCCCCACATAAGTTGCAGGTTTCTTCGCTTCCCGTTCTTCTTTGGTTTGCGACAGGGCAATGTAATGGGTTTCTCCGAACTTTCCTTCGGCTTTGCGTTCAGCACATACAAGCTTGATGTACTTCTTGCCGTTCTTGGCGGTAGTGATTGCCTCGCTGGGCAGGTCACTTAAACATATATCGAGTATTAACATGGTGCAAATATAGTTATTTAAATCTGTTCTGCAAAGTTTTCAAACTTGTTTTTCACGGTTTCAAGGTTACGGGCGAACCTTTTATCGTACAGCATCAGGTTATCCACCACCCTGCACGAATTTATTATCGTGGAATGATCACGGCCACCGCATATTTGCCCGATTTTTTGCAACGAAAGTGTGGTCTTATTGCGGCAAAGCCATTGAAATATTTGCCGCAGTTCCACTATATCCCGCTTCCGGGTTTCAATGGTGATAAATTCGGGCTGGTATTCAGCGAAAACCGATTTGATTGCAAGGTGTGCGGCCTTTATGTAGTGTTCGGACTTGTCCATTTGGTCAACTTTGAGCATCCTTTCGAGTTCCTGAATGCGTATCGACTGATGGTAGATGACCTCTTTGAGCCGTTCAATTTCGCTTCGTCTGAATGTTGTCCGGCTGTTGTGCTGTGGTGCTTTGATTTTTATTCTCATAGTGCAAATATAGTTATTTATATTTAATTAAAAAATGTATTCAACTGTTTTTCCCATAAAATTGCATTGCAGCGTTCCTGTCATGCCGTTTCTGCACTTGCTGATAATGAGTTCAGCATCTTCAAGTTCAGGTGGGTTGCCCCCGGACTTTTGGGCTTCGTAGTAATCAGGGCGGTAAGGGAATAACACCGTGTCGGCATCCTGTTCGATTGCACCGGACTCCCGTAGGTTTGCCAATTTTGGGCGGCTATTACCTTCTTCTGTTCCCCTATTAAGTTGTGATAATGGCATCACCGTACATCCGCATTCTTTGGCTATCAGTTTGCATTGCCTACTGATATTTGCTATTTCCTGCTCCCTATTTTTACCGCCTGTGGATTTGACCAACTGCATATAGTCAATGATTACCAGCGTTGGCTTTACTTTCATTGTCTTTATTCGGGTTTTGATTTGGGCAATGTCCAGCATGGTGCTATCTTCGATTTGAAATTTGTAATCAATGAGCAGTAATTCACGGGCGATGTTTTCAAGTTCAAATTCATTCACATCAGCGTTTCTCACTTTTAGGTTGTCCACCCGGCCCAAGGATGAAAGTATGCGGTCTGCAAGTTGTTCCTTTGACATTTCCATGCTGAACATTATAACCCTTCCACCAAGCTTTGCATGAGCAATTCCGATGCTGACTGCGAATGCTGTCTTACCCATGCCGGGCCGACCTGCCACCACCACATTTTCACCGGGAACAAAGCCCCCGATGTACTTATCCAATTTGGTGAACCCAGTTGGCAGTCCAATGGTTTTGATTTCGGACTTGCTTCGCTTTTCCAAGTTGTCGAAGCGGTTACCAAGTAGAGTGATTAGGTCAACAGCTTGTCCGCTTTCGGTAAGCTGTATTTCATCAATCATTTTTTGAGTGCTGCTTATACTTTCCATAATATCGCCACCATCCTGCATGAATTTTACCTGATTTGCCATGCAGTCAATCATCGTTTTACGGATAAATTCCTGATGCAGCATTGCAACCAACCGGGTAATACTTTCCCCTGTGTAGTAGTTGTTCAGTCCTGCGATGTCCATTGCCATGTCACGGTGCTTCATTACTACCGCCACGTTGTCTATGTGTTCGTTGTTCAGGTACATTGCCTGAATGGTCAAACATAGGGTGCGATATTTGGGTACGGTGAACCATTCGCTACGTACGGTTGCGGTAAGGTCAAGCTGATTACCTTGCAGCCATGTGCCTAGTATTTGTTGTTCTATCATTCTAAATATTTTATGGCCTTCGCCTGTTCAACTTCCATAGGTTTTAAAAATGGGATGGTGTTTGCAAGTTTGGTTTTCCAGTTCTTAATCTTTTTGCCGTGACCATCAACCCACCCAGCTTCCACCCATTGATTGTATTTGGCTTCAATAGGGTAACGATAACCAGGTTTCAGTCCTTTCATCCCGTATTCACAAAATTCTTCAAGCGTAGGTATTGTATTTGTATTTCTTTTTTTATTTACAATTACATTTTCATTTTCATTTTCCATATGTACAACATATGTTTTAGATATGTTATTCATATCTTTTTTGGTTCTGTTGTTTCTCCTGCTTTCGG